TTTTACAGTTGTCGCTGCGATATGCCAAACCATAATGAGATTGTTAATCTCGGCTTAAATGGCTAAATCAACGTTAACCCGCTTTATCCTCGGTCTAAAAGTCGACGCACTAACCAGTGTTAATTAAAATTGTTTGCGCTTATATGCCGCTTATTGCATACGGTAACTGCTGCGGGAGTCGTTAATGCTCATCATGTGGAGTTTTGAAGGGTTTGTGCCTGCCTGAGAGGTTAGTTAATCTCAGTTAATGCGTTATAGAGTGCGCTACTCAGTCCAGGAACCACAAGGCCATCTACAGACACAAAAAAGGCTTATTAGTTCAAGCCCTGATAATCTTGAGTGGTAATGATATAGGTAGGAGTTTTCCCACGAACACCAAGACCTGAACTAATAAACCCTAAACTATCATTACCAATCGCGACTCCTACACCGCACATATATTGTACCAAATAATTTGAGCATTAAAAAGCCCCAACTAAGGGGCTTTGTTTTATCTTTCCTCAATGATCATGTAACTGTCATTTTCAATTGTGACATCATTTGCCGCAGTTTGATTTGCAACTTGTAGCTTGATGTAGTCATTTTGATCTAGGGTCGTGTTTATGTTGATATTGTAAAACGCGACATCACGACCGCCAACTAATGAGTTAACTTGCCTTATTTGATCTAACACTGTTACAAATGAGCTTGCAGAGTTATCCCACTTTAAAACTCGAATAACAACAACATCATTTGCAGTTGATTCCGCTGTTGCTGAAACCAAAACTTTAAACTCTCTGGGCGAGTTGCCAAGATGCCTAAGTTGTCCGTCTGCGGGATTGTCAAAATGCTGTAAGCCCGTTGTAGTCCATGTTGTAGCGTCTACATCAATAAATGCACCAACTGCGACAACTGAGTTTGCTGTCGCAACTTGCGCTGTAACACCTATTGAACCGCCCTCAAATGTGTTTGGCAGTCCGTTATTCCCCTTCCACGATGAACATAAATCACCCGCTGTTACATTTGGCGTTATATTTGGATCGTTAGCATCAAAGGAGCCATCTCTAGTTACGATTGCCCCAGATATTTGCAATGTAGATGGATTGGGAAAGTTGGATGGTGCGAAGTCAATTAAAGGCGCTAAAGTGGGTAAATCAACATTAATGTCAGTCAAAAATCGAGATTGCATAGAGAATCCAGCGCCAGCCTTGAACAGTGGGGCTGTAACTGTACCTGGTAAAGACCTGACTATTGACGTTGTTATTCGATAACCACCAACCCACACGCCCTTTAGCTCCAAGCTTGGTGAGCCGCCAAACCTGCCTGTGCCATCCTCTAGGCCTTGCCTGTAATTGTCAATAACACCTAGGGAGGTGCAATTATTATAGTTTATGCGCGTAAATTCAAACGCCTCAAACCCTGTGTCACTGACCAAATCATAGACTTTTGACGCTGCTCCGCTAACCTCAATGAAATAATCAGCCCCTAAAACGTTGCCACTACCACCAATTGGCGATGTAAACATTGTATAGTTATCATCAGAGCATCGCAGTCCAGATATGTCAAAGCCATACCCGCGCAAACTTAAGCCTCCTTGAGGCACTTCTATACTCAGTCCAGTCCCGGTAAAGTCTATTACCCCGTCAAGAAAGTATTCAATGTCAGACCTGAGCTGACCGCTTAACTGTTCAGCCGATTTTACAATGACGGTTCTTGTTGGTATATCGCTTGATGATACGCCACCGCTACCACGTATTAAACTCATGTTTACTCCTCGCTTGACGGCTTTAGTGAATGACGGTCGGCTTCAGCATCCTGCATCAGCCTTCCCCGTCAAGATTTTTTATATTTTAGCAGGTCTTTTGGGTACTTGCTAAAGCATAATAGTTAGAGTTAGGTTGCTAGAAAGTAAGATGATGAAAAGCCCTGATTAAGGGCTTTTCTTTAGTTCACTGCATAAGTGAATGAGAAGCTGAAATTCTGCGCTGATGTCGTCTTTGATGACCACACAAACGCAGCTTTATCATCTGCCGAAGATGCTGTAACTGACACAAGACTCCCCCTTGACTCAGAGCTTGAAAAACCTCCAGCACCACCTATGTGTCTAGCTTGAGATATATCGCTTGGATATGGCAAGTCTATTTTAAAGCTAGCAAAAGAGTCCCCTGCTGATGTTGCAATAACATTAACAAAAGCGCCACTTACAGTGACAACATCACCAACCCGCATCCATTGACATTCTTGAGTTGATGCACTTGTTACGTTTGACGTTAAATCAATGGTTGGCGTGTATCGTCCGTAGTAAGAATTAACGCTGGTTAGAACAGTCGCCGCCCTTTCCTCTGTACCTAGCACTGATGAAATTGTGGCATCAATCACGTTAACAGTAGATCCGCCCTCCGCCCATATAGCGTAATTAAGCCCTCCAGTTAAAGTTGCACCTCTAGCGTTTATTGCTGAACCTGCACCGTAAGCCATTAGAGATGAGCCAGTGCCTGACGTTGCTTGATTATTGTTAGCCTCTCCGTTAATAAAGTTAACGATACCGCCTTCCCAAGCTCTAACGCTGGCCCCTGCCCCATCTGATGAGCAATTATTAGCCTTAGCGCCGTCAGCATCAACTATCGCAGCATCACTAGCCCTGATGCCATGCCTGAATGCCTGACTGGCATCACCATTTCTAAATGCAAGTGCGCCAGCATGAGCCGCTTGAACTCCATAATAACCACTACCTGTGCAATCTGCGCCCTCTGCGGACACTTGCGATGCCCAAGATGTAATGCAAGAGTAAAAATTCTGCCCTCTAGCGCACCCAGTAAACACGGAGTTATCCACATTGGCTCTTGACGAGCTAAATGCAAGAAGTCCGTGGCCGAAGGTGTTTTTAATTCCACACGATGAATCAACCACGATTGATGATGACTTTATGAAAATACCATGACCAGAAACTTGGCTTGATGCATCGATTTGCATTGAAAGCCTAGGGGCTGATGCATTGTTTTCGGCATACAAAACTGTACCGCTATAGTTACTTTGTAGGGGGACGGACACATCAGTCGAAATCAACCTTATAAAAGATAAGTCCTCACCAGAAAAGACTAAATTTTCACTTATCTCATACCCGCTCTCAATCAAAACATCAACACCTAAAGATGTTGACTTGATTGATTTTTTAATGCTACCAATTGCATCGGCTATTGTTGCGAATGCCGAAGGGACTTTTATTGTTATTGGATTTATTATATTTACCGACACACCGACAAAACACCCGCTACCAGCACCCGTCCAATCCAATAAAGTAGCAATATCACCTTGCGTACCGTCCCAAGCTGTCAGCGCTTCGGGCGCAATAACAGTGCCACCGTTATGATCTGCTTTGTCTTTCGATGCGTCCCAGCGAAAAACTCCGCCACCAACATCGGTACCAGCATAGAAGCCTGTAACATCAAATTTCTTGCCATCATCCGGCGTGTAATTCAAAAGCGATTTCAGAGAGTTTACGCTTTCTACAATTTCAGAGCTGTCGATTTTAGCCTTTAGTGCGTCATTTCCCTTTACTGGATCGTTTGATTGATTGACCAGTAAGTCAACCCTGTCTTTAATATCATCGCCTGTCATTACTCCGCAGACTGGAAGGTTATCAATAGCCATTATTCAGCCTTATTTTAGTAAGCCGGAGCTTAATTGTATCCAGTACGATGCACCGCCAACAGGGGTAAATTTCATCGACAGGCCCTTAGTGAAAATCTCTTTGCAGCCATCCTCAGTGAGGGTGTCAGTTAAAATCCATTCAACGCCGTCATTGGCGTAAACTTGCACCGAGCCGCCATTTGCTTTTATGCAAACAGCTCTTGATTCATCGGCAGCGGAAAAAGTGAATTCTTGCTCGTTTGTATATCGCATTACTCACCCCCTAAAACATCTTTTAACTTAGCGCCTTTTGCTATCTTGTTGCATGAGTGCAAATCTAGGTTTTTAGTCTGTACGTGGATAGCTTTGATTTTTTCTTGCTCAACTTCAATCTGAGCTTTTAACTCTGCGATTTTTTCAAATGCAGCTTGGTTTACCTGCTCTTGCGTTAACTCTTTTTTAGCCATGATTTGATTCCTTAAATAAAAAACCCGCCCTTTTTGGAGGCGGGCTTGTTTAGGTTGTGTTAACTATTAACCGTTGGTTTGCAAGAATGCGATACCTACGTTTTTGCGGTTAAACACACGATTCCAGTTTAGTGCATTTGCAAGCTCTGCCTGTGTTGCTGACTGACCAGCTACAGCGGCAGACTCAAAGCTAAAACCTAGCGGATGGATGATGTCAGCTCGGCGTGAGTAAATGCGCTCCTCACCGCCACCGTTACCAGCATCAGGCTTACGTAACATTTCACTTGGTACGTTAACACGACCTTCACCGCCAACCATCGCGCCGCGCGTAAATAGAACTGAAGTATAAGTAACTCGGTTAGCACCTGCAATTGCTGGAAGCGAGTCATCAACGATAACCATCTTGTCTTGGTACATTGGGATACGTGGACTACCTTCATTCTCTTGGAAAAACTCAATCATTTTCTGCTTTTGCAGGTTACGATAAACAACAGAATGAACCGCCATCACAGCTAATTGCTCGCCATGGTCACCCATGGTTTGCACTGTGTCGATAATTGCGTCTGAGCTGATAATCTCATCTGCCGTTGGTGCGCCCGCTGCATCATTAGCGAGCACGTTAACCATGTCGCCACCGTCATTTGCAACGTTATCAGCCAAAACACCCATAGCTGATTGAATTGCGCGCTTTTCGTTGTTTGTTGCCCAGTATGAACCAATGCGGCCAGTGATCGCGCCAACAGGATCTTCAAGTGCTAACTCGCGCGATAAATCCATTACAGACCAAGATTTATTCTGACTCGCTAGTCGAAACTTCATTTTGCCCGAGTCGATTTTGGCGGGAGTTGAATCAACTGCTGGATTATCATTTGAGTAATTCGGCTCCTCTGTGCCTAGCGGGTTAAAGAATGGCAGTTCGCCAACATTGCCGCCAGTTGATGCCATTGAGCTAAGACGTGGATCTTGAACTAAAACGCCCGATGTAATAAATCGGTTTAACTCCAATTGATCTTCTTGCGCGTACTGCGCGAAAGTCAACGGATTGTAAATATCTGCTAATTGTACTGTTGCCATGAGTTTGTCTCTCTATTTAAAATATTGTTTGTAAAGTTCTGGGTTTGTATTTGCCAGCTTTGTTTGTTCTGTGCGACTCATGTTTTTGTAATCAATGTGTTGATTGTGTGCATACGAGCCGCCAGCACCGCCACCGTTAGCCTGTGAGCCTTTAATTTCTTTTCGTAAAACCTCGTTTGACGAAGCGAATTTAAGGTATTCATCTAAGCTATTAGCAACCACGTTTCCGTTGATATCTTTGTACTCTTCGATCACGCTGCCATCATCATTCAACCGAACTCCAACAACATCATTACGTAACCAACTCTGAGTTTTGATACTTGCGTCAACAAAGTGTTTAATTGTCTTTTCGACAGCCAACTTTTTAGCATCGTTTAACGCTCGACTTTTAAAGCTTTCAACTTGCCCGGATAACAGCTCACGCTCTTGATTTAAGCGCTCAGTCTCAAGCTTGTGAACTTTTTCCCAATCTTCCGCCTTTCTAGCCGCTTCTAACTCTGCCGCTTCACGAGCTTCTTTTTCAGCTAATTTCTCAGCCTTTAGAGCTTCGTTTGTCGATTTCAAACCTTTAACACTTTCATCAAATTCACCTCTTAATTTTGACTCGATGTCTTTAGCTTGTTTCGCTAGTAGCGCGTCAATCGCTGCTTGTTGTTCGTCTGTAAACACTGTAAATCTCCTGATTTAATGTGCTGGCGCTTCTGCACCTGTTTAAATTTTACACTTAAATAGTGTAATTTGCTAACTATTAGTTTATCACACTATTTAAGCTGTTCAAATATACTGGCCATTTCCACTATCTTTTAGCCATTTTAAAACTGTGTCGTTCTTTTTCGCCATTTCAGCTAGCGTTAACGGGTCGCCCATTCTGTCGGTCATCAACGATCTAAATTTCTCAACAGACAGCCCTGAACCCCTAAACATCTCGCCTCTTACCTTGCCTAACACTTGATCTTGCTTTGCTGCGCTAGCGCCTTTTAACGCCTGATAGTATTGAGTTGATGCAGGAACCTCGCCGTCAAATTTGCTTGGTCTTGTGAATCCACTGTTATCAAGTGGTCTTTCGATTAGCTCTGGTATCACCGTGGTGCGGCAGCGTGGGTGAAACGGCGGGTGAGGCTTGTACTTATCAGTGTTTTTAACAACCTTTTGATCAAAGCCTCGACAAGTTGCTGATGTCCTAAAGTCGAGCGTTGCAATTATTCGGTAGCCGCTAATAATATCGTCATTATCATCATAGACAGATAGCCTAGACTGCGTTGCAATGTGATTTATTGATGTTCGGACTACGTAATCAGCGGCGTTTCTCGTTATCTCCAACTGACCGCCAACAAAGTTTTTACCGACCTTTTTACCGGTCATTGCCATTACGATTTCTTGATTTGTTAGGCCCGTAAAGTAGCCGCCCCTTACAATCTCGCCCATTTTTTCAACTTGAGATTCACTAAATGACTTTGTGAATTTATCGAAGTCGATACCTGCAAAATCTTTACCGATTAGCATCGGCTCATTAAGTACCGCAGCCCATAGCCTTTGGTTATCCGGCGACGATAAAAGCACGTTGCCAGCAAGAACAGATTGAGCGCTATCAACCGCAAAAGCCGCCTCTAGCTGACCAAACTCTCTAAGCTCAGTAAGCATCATCTCTGTATAGGCCTGTGTGACTTCCTTCGTCTTCTGCTCTATATCCCTGAGTACCTGCTTAAATCTTGTTTTATTCCTCACTGTTAGATCTTCAGTCAAAATGCGCTGGCGATAAAAAATCGCCAACTCATCAAGGAAGGGTAAAACTTGATTACTCAATTGCGAGGCGAAGCGGTTTGTTGAAATATCATGCTCTGCTTGCGCCTCAAAAAGCTCCGATGGTATCGCCATGTTACACCATTCTATCTACATCAATGCCGCCAGTATCAGACTCAACGATTAAATCAGACCAATCTTGATAATCGTCACTATCAGATATCCCTAGCGATCCATCTCGCTTCATTGCGTCAAATAATTGCTCTTTGGGTATCTGACCCAACGATGCCATTTTGCTAAGTTGCTGCAATGTTTGCGGAGACAAGCGGTCATCAAAAAACTTCTTGTTCATTTCAAACTTAAACTCGTCAGCTTGACCGTTAGAGTTGTTCATTGCTGACACTGTTTCAATAACTGATTGCATTGCGTCTTCAATGTTACCTACCATGTCACCAAGGCTTGCTGTGCCTGTAGCCTTGCGGATTCTAGCCGCCTCTGCTGTTTCATTCTGGCCTGTAGTGATTAACTGAGCGCCAATTCGCACCATGTTTTCAGCTATTTCCATTTTTGTTTTGGAAATTGAATCACCTGTCTGAGCCTGCAATAAAGTAGCTGAGCCGCCTTGGCCGACAATGTAAGCAGTCCCGCCAACAGCAAGCGGTTTAACAAAATTACCGCCCTCGTCAGTTAGACCATTAACCATGCCGAATGTTTGGCTATCCATATCACCAGTTGACACAAAAAGCGTACCATGACTGTATTGGTGCTGGTTAATAGCCTCTTGAGCGTCTTTTCTAAAGTGCTGCAAATTCAATGTAGCTTGCTTATAAAGAGGCGGACGGCTAGGGATTGGCTGATTTGAGTCAGCACCAACAAACCAGAATGGTATGTAATCCAAACGCGCTCCAGCACCGTTTCTTGGCTCATAAATGCGAATAGGCGAGCCGTCATCGTCATCGACCTTTTGAACATAGAAACCATCCTCGTCAATGTAAAGCTCGATTTCTCTAGTGTGATTCGTCCGAGCTTTGCCTTCTGCGACCATTGAATAAGGTTCGCATATTTTCACGTAAGTGCCGTACTCATCCCAATCGACAATTGATTCAGCGCTGTAAGTTAATATTTTAGCTCTTTTACCACTCACGCCGATGTCAGCCATTGTCCGAGCTTCATCTTCGCTAGCTTGCGGATACTCAACTATTAGACCGATGCGGCCAACGCTGAACACGTCAGTTGCAATGAGCTTTAGCAAATCATCAAGCTTTGTGTATCTTGCGTCCGTGTCTTCTAATAGATAGGCGATTGATTCTGGCAGCTCTGCACCTTCTGGCCCTGTGAATTTAAACGGTCGACTAAATGCCCCACCCTTTAGCACATCAAGAGTCTGACCGGTGAAATTAGTAAACTCAGCCGCAGCGCAATAAGCCGCAAAGCCTTTATCGCTCATAGCCTCCGGCTTTATAAGGTAGCCGCCCTCACTCAAGTCGTAATCAGCTTTTACGCTTGGATCTGCTGCATGACGCTTAACATCATCGTTAACGCAATCCCTTACAAGCCGCCATTTGTGTTTGCTTTTTGCATACATCGGGTTAATAGTTGTATTCATAATCTGTCTCTATAAGTTAAATTTAATTCCGCCAGTCCAAGCTTTAGTCTTAACCAGGTCTTTTGAATAAGCCATGATAAAGGAGTCAGCCAAGTTTGGTGAATCAATATCGCGCTTTTTAAGCTCGTCTTTAGTCTCGACCATATCCAAGCCTCTTCTGCTGTATCTTTTTCGCGGCGTGCAAAGCTCATCTTTAAGTCGCTCAAGCATTGGCAAGTCAGACGATATGCAAATCAAATCACTCTCATTGTAACTCATGCCCTTGTTTACAGCGTTATATGTATTTCTAAGCTTATCCGCAATCAACTGCCAAGCCTGCGCTTTTAGATTCTCAAACTTGTCCTTATTCTTTATTTTTGGCATGTAATAGTGTTCTGGGTTAACTACGGCAGCGCCAGCATTAAACTTGGCATGACTATTTGAATTAACGCCATCAAGAGTTGAGCCAGTGTGAGCGCCAACGCCTATTGAGTCATAGATAAGTAGCGCTTTATCTCCGATAACGTGCGAATAAGCTCTCATTGCGGATTGATGTAATTCATCCTCTGCCGCCTTCCACTCATCAAGATTGACGCACTTCTGCCCCTCGACTATCGTGCAAGCGTTTTTATCAGCGCCACTGTCAGCAACGTCATACCCGACGACCCTAGTGCCGCCCATGTCAATATTGAGCTTTTTATCAGCATCAATTGCAGCATCAATCCAAGATCTTTTTATCACAGCGTTATCATCATCTGATATCGGTTTACCAAGGTATAAATGCTCGTACAGATCAAAATCTTCCGCCTTCACAGCTTCTATTGATTTTAATAGCGTGCGACTTAGAAATGGATTGTCAAGGTAATTGACCTGTCTAACCACTGTATCTGGCGGAGGGTTAACAACAAATCTACGCCAAACAAAATCAGTAACTAATTGCGGATTAAAGCTAAGCCAAATCTCTGACCCCTCCTTTCGTATAGTTGGCTCGAGTATTTCCCACTGCTCCTTTGTTAGATTGTGAGCTTCTTCAATCCACAAAACATCGGCACCCTCAAAAGATTTTATCTCGTCAGTGTTTCGCTCTATACCGTAAAAGGCAAACTCAGTCCCGTTAGCATTAACAATCTCAGATGCCATTACCCTGTAGCCAGTCAGCCCAAAGTTATCAATTTGGTTTTTTATCAGCGTGTAAACGGATTCTTTAATTTTGTTTTGAAAGCGCCTAACACAAAGAAATCTGGTCTTGTAGTTTTGACCGATGAATGCGGCTCTGCCTGCGTACTCCCAAGATTTAGAAGATGCCCGGCCACCATGCAAGACCCTGTTGCGAGCCTTTATCAGCCTACCATCAGAATCAAGCCAAAAGTCTTTTAGGTTCGGATTAAGCGTCGCCATACATATCACTAAATGTTTTAATTGAGCCGCTTACTATTGTTTCAGTCGGCGCGTTATCACCCTGCATTAGGTTGTGCTCTTTGATAGCAGCTATGGCGCTTTGCATGTTGATCATGCCCTTTTCGCCATCCTCGCTTGATGCTGTGCTAACTATCTTTTGCAGTATCTCAAGCTTTTTTTCTTTAGACCAAATGAAAGATTTTTCTTGCTTTTTCTGGTGCTCTTCTATTGCCTTTTTAATATTAGGTTTATTTAGGTTTTCAGCTGCCATCTCTGCCGCTGTTTTTTCGCTATACCCAGCTTTAATAGCTGCTTGCCTGCCATTGCCACCATTAAGTAAATACTCCTTAACAAAGGCATCTTGCTTGACTGTTAACTTAGACATTTAAAGCTCCTGCTCTAACTGCTTGCGCTTCTGCGCGTTTATCGTGCATTAAGTATAACACCAAATTTTAAGCAATAAAAAACCCACCTAAGTGGGCTTATGGTTTGCGACTGATTAAAGATGAATCAACCAAGCAAAAATAAAACGCCAATCCAAGTTACAAAGCTAAACAATAAAGCATTGCACCAAACTGACAATCTAAGCGAGTGCTTCAAATCATTAACTCGATAATTAAGATCTTCAATATTCTTTTTGTGGTAGTTATTAGCCGCCTTTAATTGCTTAACTGTATTCTTTGCGCTTGCCAACTCTTGCTTAAATTCCTTTGTGTTCATTTTGATAGCTCCTTTTGCTCAGCCAACTTAATAGCCGCTTCAATTGATTTTATTGCTTCACTGTAATCTTGAAGCTTACCCTTGCTACCACGCAACCCGCCGCAAAGTAATTTCTTAACTGCGTGATCAATTTCTGCTGAGCCAGTATCAAAAGCATCCAGTACTCGGTAAACATCAGTAACAACTTTATGACCGTCAATGCTGTGCAATGTGCGGTGATATGGGTTTACATCTTTATGTCGCTCTATATCGCGATTGACTGTGCTGACTGACTTGCTCATTTTCGTCTCCCTAATTTAAAAGCAGTCTCTTTGCCTTTTTCTGTTATTGATAAATTACTACCGTTTAACACCGCTAATTCAACATCAATCAAATGCTGGTGCACTTTCGAAACTCCGCTACTCAATAGCATTGTTCCGTTGCTTGTGCTCATAGCGTAAAGCTCAAGCAGTTTTCGTTTATGCGTGTTGTTTAATGCTTTCACCTGCTTACCCCAATTAATCTAGTGAGTTAATAGTAAACCAATGGCAGAAATTAGATAATAACGTTTAGTTATAAGGTATTGCGGTTTGATATATAGAAAAACCCCGTAAGGGCTTATTTTGAATTTCGTTTTATGAGGTATCGCCTAGAGCGTTTCTTTTGAATCATTTTGAAGGCGTTTGAGATTGCCTTGCTTTGCCTGCGTTATCGTAAACAAGTACACCAGCATAACTACAGACGGCAAATATAGCGCCAGCAACAACAGTATAAACAACCTTCTGCCAAAGTCCTGCGCTGAAATCATGGCGCTCTTTTGACTTTTGTATAATCGGCTCGGCTCGCTCTCTGAAATCCTCAAGGTCGCTAATCTTTTCATCGGTTGCATTGTGCTTTTCACTAAACAGTTCAATCTTAGTCGCTAGATGGCCGATATTATCAGCCAGATTTTGATTGACCCTTGTCTGCTCTTTGCCTTGATCGATTAGAACTTGTAGTAAATGTTCGCTCATTTGTCTGTTGTTTATAATTTGTACTTGATAGCATTATAGCAAATAAATTGCATAGCGTAACCGCTGCGAATGATAGAGATAGCACTGCGAAGCTTAGATACCAGATTGTAAATGCTGGCTCTAATGTTATAAAGCGACAAAATGATGCAAAAATGAATACATACAATGATAGCTTCATAGTTGCTGTAAATGTAAGTTTCAGTTTCCGCATTTGCAACGCTATCCCAAGCCATCAATAACAAGTATGAAATCATTATACTACTCCAAAATGCTAACGATTTGTTTTGAGTGTGATTTATCTGTGACTTTACCGTAACACACCACGCAAAGCATATTGTCACATAGTAAGAAAGGGCATACAAATGAGTTGGTAACGAATTAAGCTGGCCGAAAAAGTTTACCGAGTAAAATATTTCGCATATAACAAAGGCCATAGCAAATAACCATGACCTTTTGAATGACACAATATAAGCAATAAGTATTAAATCACTTACTCTTCTTGCTTCCACTGCCGCGCTTAGGTTTGCCAGATGTAGCCATGATAATAGATCCTGTATCATTAATCGGTATCCTTATTCTATCATGCTGATTAAAAGTTAAAAGCCCATTAAGGGCTTATAGTTGATATCCATTGCAGCTTTCAGCGCAACCAGATTCTTCATCGATATTGGCCCCAATTAATTTACGCAACATGTAAGCATCCATTAACTGAGCTTCACCAATAATCATATCGCTATTTCTGTGCTTTCTAAAAAACACTCTGTCTTGACCGTTTTTAGTGTTCGGCTTTATATGTTTATATGTTTCCTCAAACCATTTAAAAGCTTGGTACTTTTCCGGGTTCTCTAGCGCTATTAAATGAAGCTTCTTATCTGACTTCTTCCAGCATGTTGCGCAATTACCCATATGAGCCTCAAGTTCAAGATTAAAAGATTGCTCTTCCCAGAAATCATTTACATCTTCTTTATCCATTGGGAACCAGTCAATCATAGGGAATACTAAATTATATTTTTTAAGTTTTAAGCTGTATCGCTTTATTAGCTCAAGCTTAACTGTGTCACAATCTGAAACCATCTTCATTCTTGAATCATGACACTCTGTAGTTCTAAATATTTCAGTTGAAACTCCAATTGACTCTAGCGCATTCTTTACTGTCCTACTCATAGCTCTATTGCTTTCGTCAATTCTAAATCCTAGCGCTTGCCTTACACCGCGTAAGCCATTTGCTTTTTTGTATGATTCTATGACCTGCTCTTTTAGTCTGTCGCTGCACTGAGGATATGTTGCGTTTGGTATGCCATTCTTTTTTACATGGGCGTGGAACGGGTGGATCGGATCTTTATACTGACGGATTCTGTAAGCATCCTTAAAATTTGTTATGCGGAAAGTGTTGCCTTTTCCATGCTCATGAACAACAGCTTCAAGCCAAATTATATTTAAATTGTACTCTCGATCACACTTATCTAAAAACTCAAGTGTTTCCTCATTTTCCATTCCTGTGTTAGCAAAGATGCAGACCTGATTAAATTTATGGCCGTATCTCTGCTTTATTATTATAGCTTGGGCCATAGATGACTTCCCGCCACTTGTATTTGTTATCAGTATCTCTTTCATTTTATTCACCATTAAAAATTAACTATAAACACATATCCGACAATTGCAGTTAGTGGGAATATCAAGCCCCACCAGCGCGACTCAACCTTTTCAACTTGAATGATGCTATCAATTGATACACCATGCTCGCGCTTTACTTTTGCCATTGCAAATCCGCTGTTACGTGATTTAACTCTAACCGTGCGGACTATGCCGCGCTTTTCGAATGTTACTTTGTATATTGGCATTTTATTCTCCTCTTGGTTATTTTTTAGTTGAAATAGATATTATTAATTTTTATGTCGCGACCTTCGCAATTCATTTCAACCTGCACTAAATTAAAATTCAAGCATTGTTGATGATCTTGTGTCGCAACAACCAATTTCATCAAGACCTAAAAATAAATCGTTCGGCTCAAGTTCGAAGCATGCGTACCAGGGCAAGTAAAAGATAAACTCCTTACCATTTGAATATTCTGTTATCTTAAAATCCTCATTCTCAACTTTACGATCATCGATCCAAGATTCAATTTTATATTCCACAACTAAAAACCTCACATGATTCCGAGCAAGATCCAGAATCGTACATTCTAGCGCCTTGAATCCTTCTTTTTATTTCTTCACCTGTTGAGCCGTCAAATTTTGCTATAACACTTTGCAGATTTTGCTTTCCTCGATACATTTTACTAACTGAGCCAGTGCCTTTCCCGGTTCTGACTGATTTAGAATTTATAGCCTCAAGCCAATCGATATAAATATCAGGGTTATCCCTTTGCGCTGCCGCCAGCTTTAAATCTGACTTCTTAGGGCAGAATACGCAGTTACCCTCGTGCTCTGATATCTCAAGTGTAAAATCTTGATTGTCCCACCAATCAATTACATCTTCTTTTTCATAATCACATATCTCAGCCATATACATGATGTTTGATTTGAGCATTTTTTCATGTAGCAATCGCGCGTACTTGAAAAGTTTATTGTGAATCACTTGAGGTATAGTATCAAACCAATACCTCAAGGAGCTTGCTCCATCATGCTTTATAGATTCATAGATGCAAGCAAAGTCATGGTAATCCAAATCAAAGTTTTCATTTAAAACACGGTAAAGTTTATCACCCAGAAATCTAGATGGTTCATCAATTCGAATGCCGAGCCAAGTCTCGTAATTACCTTTGCCGTAAGCATCATTGCAGTATTTTACGTAAGGCCCTAATTTCATTCTATCCGTACACATCATTCCGCCAATGTAAGGAACTCCATACTTTGACATTGATCGATTAAAAGCTGTTATATCAGTTTTCAAATTATTTATATCGCTAATAATTTCGTAAGAGTTGCCGATCCCTAGTTCAGGTGATACAACAAGCCTTATCGCTGTCAGATTCAATTCAAAATTATCATCACAGTCTTTTGCGAACTTGTATGTTTTTGGATGCTCTGCCCCAGTGTCCATAAATACGCAGTCAATATCGCCAAATCTATCTTTCATAAACTGAGAAAAGAAAGCGCTTGTCATCCCAAAGCTTAAGCTTAATATTTTTTTCATTTCATTTTCCATTTATTCGTTTCGTTGAAATAGATATTATTAAATAAACCTGCAAAAGTTAAATACCGTTTAGTTATATGCTTATTCGCTTTGTTTATTTAGCATATCTCGATACTCGCATTTGGCTGGTATTTTGATATTACATCCAATTGATTGCGCCCAATCTAGTATTTGCGTTGTGTAGTGGCATGACTCGCCCACATCTAGATCTTTAGTTGAGCGCAACACCTGCCGATTTGTTATTTCACCTGTGTTCAAGTCGGTGAACTCGGTTTCAGTCCATCCTAAAAACTGATTTTTAAGCGCTGACTTAACCCATACTGGCGTGCAACGCTTTCTTCCTTTACTTATTAGATACTCGCTTATATCTGAGTAAATAACATGCTGTAAAGCGTTCTGGCTGAGCGACCTCTTCTCTCGCCACTCGCTCACGACGACCCGATAAGCTTTATTTGATGAACGAGTTATATTAATTAGCTCGCCAGTTACATGGGCAGCGCTGGCTAGGGTTAGTTTAAATTCATTCACTTTTTAACCGCTTAACCGTTTCTTTAAACTCCGCTTCAATAGCTCGTATCTCGTCAATTGTCAGCTTTTTATCTTGCTGATAATTTTCAAGCCACTCGACTTTGTCTATACCTATCTTTTTAATTAATCGCTTTCTGTATTCGATTAAGTTGCCGCTCAAATGTGAGTTACAAGGCATGCATTGTTTATGAATGTTCAGCTCGTTAAACCTTAACTCAGGACAGCTACCAACTGACCTGTAATGACCTGCATGATACTGACCTTGGTGATGCCTGCCGCAGCTTATGCAAGGATCATCTTTATCTCTAAGGTGAATGTATGCGTTAACAGGCTTTTGCGCCTCTCGAAGCGCTTTAGGCCTATCATTTGCACTTAGCGCCTTTAGCTTTGACCTTACTCGCTTAATTTCATCTGACTTTTGCTTCGCTTCCTTTTTAGCCCTATCTGATTCAGCTAGCTTTATGGCGCACTCAACGGAGCACGCCTTTACTAGTGAATTAAATGGCTCGAAAGGCTTTTTGCAGAATTTGCACTTTTTCATTTTTCAACCAGCTTCTTTTCTAGCTCTATAATGCGCTTTATGTCTGATAAAGAGCGGATTTTATACACATCTGTTAAGTACATATCTCCGACACTATTCCATTTGCCTGACCCTTGATTAAATACGTCCCAAGCTATTTTTAGTGACGAGTCATTAAATCTAATGCGGAAGTATTGCAGCTTATCCCAATGAGTCGCCCCACTTGGCGCATTATCAATTATTTTTTGCAACTGCTCTAAAGTTTCCATTCCACTCTCCTGCTTTCATTAATTCTTCTTTTGTAATATAAGTTGATTCACGTGCGCCAATTTTAAAAGGGTTAAAAACAAGTATAAACTGCGCTTTGTTATTGCCTTTTGCTGGTTCACCATTTGAATCGAGAAAATCCAGCCTGCCACTTGCAACCTTTCCATTTTCCTTTAAGTAACCTGTGATGTACCTTATCTCGCTAACGCCTTTCAGTGCTTCTTTGAACCACTCAACACTAGTGTCCTGATTCAACAACATAACAACGCCTAGGCCATCCTTTTGCGCCTCTAAAGCCTTTTTGACCCATGGCATTGGATCGCTGTAAGGCGGGTTACACCAAACGTAAGCATTGCCACTAATATAAGGATCTGATCGTCTTAGGCGCTCAAGCCATGGCTCGGCTAAGCTGTCATACTCCTCGGTAAAACCAATTTTGCAAAGCTTGTTTTCGTAAGTGCAAGCGGTATCAGCCAAAAATACAAACTCTTTATTTAAACTTTTAAACACCTCTGGCGGTGTCCTCCATAAATCATTAGCCATTTCACTCTCCTGTTAATTTACTTAAATATAACTCTTTACTGTTTGTTTTATAAATAACGTTTTGTTATATGGTTATGCCATTCCAGCATCGCGCAAAATCTTACCGCGCCAAGCTTCGGGCATTTTGTCGCTTTTCTTTGCGCCAGAATCAACCGGAGCACCAATTGCTTTTTGCTGATGACCCTTTACTTGCTGCGGTTTATTTTGCTCCATATCTGTTCGCCACTTTCTCCAGGACGATATACCGCAAACCTGCCTCAATGCCTCTGCAAAAACAGCGTTGTAAATCGCATTTAAGCGTATATCTAGCTGAACCTGAGTCAATCCATGATTTGACTGATTAAATGCCGCCTGACGCTTTACAGCTTCATTTCTTGCTATTTCGTGATTGCTTGGAGATAGCAGTTCGAAGCAATCCGCTCTAAACTGCTGCTCAACTTCTTCAAACGTCATTTTATTTACGGGCTTTTTGTATTGGTAGGTCATTAAAATTTCTGCCGCTGTTGTGGTTGCTCGATAACCGTTTGCCATTCTCTAAAAGCAGGTTTGAACGCGCCGTTTTTAAACTCAAGAATGTGATCACCAACAACGCCATCACGAACCTTTGATTTGATGATTCTAGCCAACCCTTTGTTTGGTGTATCTGGTTTATGAATCTCCTCGCGATACGGAAAGATAATAACATCAGCGTCTTGCTCAATTGAACCCGAGTCGCGAAGGTCTGAATTTCTAGGCTCTCTAGCCGCCTTGTCAGACTCTCGGTTAAGTTGCGAAAGTAGAAGAATTGGCGTTTTTAGCTCTTTAGCAACCATCTTCATGGCCCTTGTCACTTCACCAACCGATAGCGCTCTTGATTGCGCGTCAGGCATTGACATAAGCGTCAGGTAATCGACAGCTATCAAGGATAGGTCAGGGTGAGCCTCTTTAAAATCACGCACCTTCTTTTTGAATATTGGCACAGATAGATTTGGCTGGTCATCAATGTATATCGCAAGCTCACCAAGCTCTTTTAGTGCAGCTCCAATTAAGCCCCATTCATGCTCTTGAATATCAAAATCATTGCGACCAATCTTTTTCAAATCTAAAGTTGATACACCACTTTGAGATCCCACTTGACGTTCAAACAGTTGATTACCGCTCATCTCAAGACTAAACTTTAAACACTTCTTACCCTGCGATGCGACAAAATTTAAAATGTAAAGGGCAAGAGCTGTCTTACCCATTCCTGGTTGGCCACCCAAGACAATAAGCGCGGTCGGATCAATGTCAACATCAAGGCCAATATCAAGGAATTGACTTCCGTGGTTGTTTTGGCGTGACTCGATGATGTTTATGTAATTGTCAGCGTACTCGTAAAAAGATACAGGCTTATTCTCTGCCACTGGAGCAATCGCGCTCGATAGGTCAGATAGCCTTGCGCTTAAATCATTTCTATCAAACACCTTGCCGCTCGAAAGCTTTGCCAATATCTCAGCAAGTTCGCGCTTGGTATTCATATCGTTAAACGTGTTTATGATTTGCATAGCTTCGCGCATTGGGTCATCAGTGGTCATAACACCTTGCTGGACTTCTGCAATCGAAAAGAATGGCTCAGTTTCAATTTGTGCGTGTATCGAGTCCAGTGTGACGCTAGCGCCAAAGTTATCCAATGCCATTACCGCACTGAAGATTTTAGCGTGTAGCTCATTACAGAGCATTTCAGGACGTACTGCTTGCAAAGATTCTCGCATCTTCGGTGAAACGCCTTTGGCAACGATTGTGGAGAATAAAATTCTAAATGGTTCAAATATCATCGTTGTATCTCTCTTGGTTTAAATAGGTTGAAGGGTGAAGCATATCAAAGCCAATGTATTTCCTGCCACCAGCGTCAATGTCAGCCATTCTCAATGCAACATCATCGGCAATGTGATTTGTTAAGGCTCTGACTTCATCTTCAGTTTTTGACTTGGTTATTTTCTGCCAGATTTTAAACGTGGATTTCTTGGCTACTTTCTTTGGCCATTTTGACCACCAGAATTCAAAAGCTTCTTTGATAAAGTTATCACGATCAATCTTTGATTGATCTAAAGGTTTTATATCTTTATCACTATCACTATCACTATCACTATCACTATCAGCTAGATTTGCTACCTTTTGCTTTGATTTGCTAGCATTTGCTACCTTTTGCTTTCCGCCTTTTGCACCAGCTAAAGCTCTGTTTTTGCAGGTCTTTTCATATTTTTCAGCATCTCTTTTGAATTGGCTTATGAATGGAGTTATCACTATATCTATGACAGGATCAAGCTCAACTTCTACCTTTTTATGGTAGCAAGCTATGGCTTTAATAAGTTTTCCGGCCTGCTCGTCACTCAGCTTGTCCAGAATATCAAGA